CTGGGAATTTCGCCCGGCAAGGGCCGATAGTGGTATCTACTGTGACGTTTGCGGAAGAGTGTTCGCAAAGCCCGCGCCGCCGCCGAACCAGACCGGAAAACGCATCTGCCGTGACTGCCGACAGGCTGCAAGGGAAAAAAAGACAGGGATGCTGTTCTAATTGTTTGTTGGNCTTCTAGCCGGCGGCGGGGGTATCAGGCCCCGTAAACTGCTGCGGAACGCCTTATAACTAAATATTTTGTCCTTTGTTCATCATACCTCCGTCCTGCTTTCTTGTACGTGTACAGGACACAACAGAAAAACAAAACAACACGTAACCAGGATAATGTGCTTCTTACCGTAAGCACCCGGTGCACCTGGTCCCGGGTGGCCACAGCTGACCTGGCCCGTCAGCTGGTGGTGTGACCTATGGAAGCCGTTCCGCAAGGAGGCGGAAC